TCCCTTTGTGTTATCTGCTTTTCTAAATCCTTTTTTGCTTGTATCGCAATGTTGTAATCTTCTTTTGAAATATAATTCTTTTTCATTTCACTTGCAATTTTTTGTTCTAGTTCCTGCGCCCCTTCTATGCCTTTCAGCATTTCTTTCAACCATTCCATAACATTCACCCTTTCTTATTTTGTACATAATAAAAAAGCAGTTTTATGACTTACTTAGGTCAATACTTTTTCACTACTCCAAATTTATCACCTGCCCTGGATAAATTTTATTCGGTGTAGCAATACCATTTTTCTGTGCAATTTCTTTATATTTTGTACCATCACCCAATTCTTTTTTACAAATATTCCAAAGTGTATCACCTTTTTTTACAGTATAGCTTTTTGCTGTTTGTTTGCCTGTGGTATCTCTTTTATTTGAAATACTAGCACTTTGCCCATATTGGTCTATCTGTATACTTCCTGTTGCTGTGCCATAACTCCTATACTGTTTGAGTGAAAGCGATACACTTGCGTCAATGCCATATTGTTCAGCGTCCTCATCAATGGTATAGCTCTCTAATGTATAATATGGCTTTTCATTTTCGCTTGTGCTACCTTGATACACTATTTTACCGCTGTCATCTGTTCTAATAACATAAAACAAAAAAGGCTTATTTGACAATTTGAGTTTTTCAAATAAATCCAGATAATATTGCGCTCCCATATATATGCCACCTGTATACACACTAAAAGGATATTGTTGATTCGGTAACAGTACCGTAAATGAAATATCAGTCAACCCTGGTGATTTTATAATATTGATTTCTTCCCCATTCAAAAGCATAGCAGTAGTATTTTTATTTTTGATTTTGGTAGCCATGCTAGGAGGAGCAACAGGCAACATAACGCCATCTATATAATACTGATACATTTATATATGCACTCCTTCCGCTGACGCATTGATTATTTGCGCCATTTCTTCTACTTTTCTATCAAAAAAACCATCTAAATCCATTTCTGATTGTATATTATTGTTGTTTGTCATTTCCACTTTTACTTGTGGCATAACATACTTGTCACCATATTTGATATTTGCTACGGTACGCAAAAATTCCAAATCTTCTTTATCTCTTTCTAAACCATTAGCGATTTTGCTTGTATCTTCTGCACTACTTTGCACATTTTTAAGTATATCGCCTAGCAATTCATTGACACCTTGCACACCTTCAAATGGATTGAATTCTTGCATATATTGTTTTATGCCATCCCCAAAACCTGCCGCTTTTATATAAAATTCTTCCACTGTTTCATGAACATTTTTGTATTCCATACTAGGGAGAAATTCCTCATAATCCATATCATTTTTAATTTTGTCAATTAGTCTATTAGATTCATCTTGTGCATCCGACAAACCTCTATCAAGGTCATTCAACCAATCTACCGCTGGTGTTATGCCTGGTATATATCTAGCTATATGGCTACCTAATTCCGACAATGATTGCACAATTGTTTGTATTAGCGATAAAATGACATTTCCCCATTCTAAAAATAATATTCTTGTTGAGTTTAAAGGGTCTGTAAAAGCATTACCAAACCAATTTACAAAAGCTGCAACAGCATTCCATGCTGCTGCAAACACATTGTATACTATGGTATAAAGCCCGCCTATTACACCCGCTACAATACCCGTTGCAGATATGGTTGTATCCTTTGCCTCATTTATTTTGTCAACCATTTTATATAACAACACAATAAGCATTGTAATACCTATTATGATAAATGTAATAGGATTGGCATACATAGCAATATTCATTGCCCATTGTGCTGCCGTCACCAGTGCCATAGCTACCGCAACACCTACCAGCATAGGCTGAAAGGTATCCCAATTATTTATAACATACTCAAAACCATTCACTAAACTATCTATAAATAATGTTACCACTGCACCCGCTGCTGCGAAAGCTGTCATAATATCTTGTGAAAAAGCAATAAATTCATCACTATTTACAATGTTATTCAGTTTTTCTATTGTTCTGTTAGCTCTATCTGCAATATACTGAAATACCGCTCCCCATTGGTATAGCATTTGATTTGCATTTTCATGATTAAAAAGCCTGTTAATTCCTTGTAGTACTGGTGTAAAACTCTTTAAAGCAAGTGTTTTAATTCTTGTAAATGTTTGCGATATTGTTGCGGGCATACTATTAAATTTTTGGTTTGTTTCTTCTGCAAATGAAAGCATAGCATTTTTTACTACTTGTGCAGTTACTTTGCCTTCTTCTGCATATTTTTTAATAGAACCTTCTGCCCAGCCCATGTATTTTTCAATGTTTCTGGCAATACCAGGAGCGCCTGCGAGTATAGAATTGAGTTCTTGCCCTCTTAAAGCACCTGCCGCCATAGCCTGCGTTAACTGCAACATAGCGCTAGATTGTTCCATAGCGCTTGCACCACCTATTACAAATGTTTTGTTTACTTGATCCATAAATGCAATGAGTTCATCATTATTGTTAAATGCTGCACCTGCATTCAAACCCATTTTTGCTATAGATGACGCTGTATCTGTATAACTTGCACCCGATTCAAATGACGATTTCAATATGGTGTCTGATAATTCTTTTGTTGTACGTAAGCCATCATTGATTAAATTCAACCTTGCAGTAAGTGATGTTACACTGTCCGAAAGTTTGCCTATAATATTGATACCTCTCAATGATAAATACACACCAGCAATATTTTTGATAATGCCTAAAAGCCTGTTAGCACTATGCGCACCAGTGTTTAAACTTCTGTTAAAACCGTTTTGCGCCCTTCTGCTACCATCAATAGGAGGTGGTATTTTTTTAGCAGCATTTTCCACTGTTTTGGTTAGTATTTCAATGTTTTTTGTCTGTTGCTGTATTGATTTTGTCATGCTATCCATAGATTCTTTTGTAATTTTACTCATTTTTATAGTTGCGTCTGTTTGTTGTTTTATGGATTGCCTCATACTATTCATAGATTTTTTTGTAGTATTACTCATTTTCATTGTTTCAGTTGTTTGTTTTCCTATTGCCTTTGTTGCTCTTTTTGCAGCACTTGCCATATTTTTCAATTCAGTTGTTTGCTTTTGTATTGCTTTGGCTGATTTTCCTGTAACATCAGCAACATTTATTATAGCACTTGTTTGTCCTTGTATTGCTTGTGTGATAAGTACATTAGACTGTCCCGCCATATTTGCCATATTGACTAATTCATTTGTTTGCTTTTGTACTGCTTGCGTCATACTTTTGATATGCTGTTCAGATACACTTGCCGCATTGCCTATATTGTTCAGCCCTTCTGATACTCGTCGCCCTGTTCTGTCTACACCTGTAAGCCTTTCTTGCATTTCTGCAATAGTTGCTTCGGCGTTTCTAATTTCATTTCTTGCTGCTGTAAACGCTCCTGCGTCAATACTGTTACCTGATACCCTTTGCATTTTTTCAAAATGACTGATTGTCATATTGATAGCATTAGTAATGCTTTGTAATGCGGGCGTCCAGCCGTTGTATAACTCTATTGATGAGCGTATTGTCCCCATGTATTCACCCCCTTATCATTATGGTACATCATCTACAATCTGTATCATGGTATTTCCTTCTAACTCTAGCTTATCCGTAAATAATCCGTAACGCTTGCCCAGCAGTTCAGCCGCTTTGAGTCTTTCCTTTGCGCTGACATATTTTTCTGTTATTTCCTGTTTACCATATACCATTAAAGCAATTTGCTCTTTTTGCTCCCCTCTCATAACAGAAGTCAAATACTCCATAATCTCCTGCGTATCTGCAATATTGTCATTTTTCAGTTTTTCAAATTGCTCATCAATGTATTTTTTCACTTCAACATTTTTCAACATTCTCTGTCCTACTGAATAAGCTGTTTTTGCCGAATACCCCGCACGGATTGCCGCCTGTGTAGCATTGCAGTCAATGAGGTATTCTGTACAAAAACGCTTTTGCTTTGATGTCATCGGCAACCCTCCTATCATAAAAAAGGAATAGCATTTCACCATTCCTTTTTAAAATCAATTTATATTACTATATTATCACATACTATTCGGATTTTTCGGACAACTTTAAAAATTGATGAAATTTTTTTCTTGGATAACTTTCATCATAACGCCCTATGTCAAAAGCAACCTTTCTCCATGAATTTCCTTTTATAATGCGGGATACCATAATCAAGCGTATTTCAAAATCATCAATAGATTCTATGTAATTTTCTATTGCAATACGTTTTTTCAAACAATACAACATTTTTTGTTTTAAACATTGTTTTAAATCAACTAGTTCTGCAATATAATCATTATTGTTTTTTGATTTCGGTGTACTAATGATATTTTGTGTACATTTTTTTGATATAGAATCTGTCCATGCTATTCTTTCTTTTAATTGTTCTATTTCCAAATTCAAATAGTAATATTGATATAATTCATCTTTTGTCATAAGGCAACCCCCTTTTTTTATTTATCCCAATATGATATAATCATATTGAGATAAATAAGGCTGTTGCCTTTTTATCTCATCAACTCAAACCGATACTCTTGTTTTGTCCTTGGATACTTTTTCCTACAAAAATCCTTCTTTTGACAATCATTTCTTTCTCTTTCATACTTCACCTGCTATCTTTTATTTTTTGATTCTCTCGCGATTTTCTCGTGAAAATTCCAAAAAACCGCCTTTTTCATTGATATTATCATATTTTATCTTGTGGTTATCTCGTGATTATCTTTTAAAAATCCCATAATAAAGCCATAATCTTCTAAAAAATATTCAGGTATTCCCTTTTCTATTGC